TTACTACACAAGATTGGAATGAATGGAAGACGTATATTGCATATGACTTTATAGAAGATAACTACTTCTCCGAGTTAAAAGAATCTGAGATGATGAGAGAAAGATTTGATATGCTAGGAACAGTAGACGAATACTCTGGTAAGTATGTTTCTAATGAATGGATCAGAAAGAATGTCCTTAAAATGGATGATGATGCCATAAAAGAAATGGAAGACCAGATTAGTGCAGAAAAAGATTTAGAAGATGACGACGATCTTGATCTTGACTTATAAAATATTATAAATATATACTAGGAGAATATGATAATGAGTATTGAAGAATTAATTGATAATGTTGGAAAAGGCGATAATGTTACTGCTAATAAGCAGTTTGATGGTGTTATTGCAGATAAATTACAAGCCGCTATAGATGCTAGAAAAATAGAAATTGCATCTACTATGGGCAAACCTTCTGATACAGAGTCAGAAGAGTAAATACAGGATAAACTATAATGAGACTAATAAGTGAGTATCATGATAGTAACCTTCAGGTTATTACTGAAAAAACTAAAGACGGTGGCAAAACGTATGTCATCGAAGGCGTGTTTATGCAAGCCGATAAAAAGAATAGAAACGGTAGAGTATATGAAAAGTCAATACTTGAAGGTGCCGTTAATAAATACGTAACAGAACAAGTCAAGACAGGTAGAGCAGTCGGAGAGTTAAATCATCCAGAAGGCCCTACAATTAATCTTGACAAAGTTTCACATAAGATTACTGAACTCAAATTTGAAGGAAGTAATGTTATTGGAAAGGCATCAATACTTAATACCCCTATGGGCAAGATCGTTGAAGGTCTACTTGAAGGTGGAGTTAAGCTTGGTGTATCAAGTCGTGGTATGGGAACTCTTGTGAATAAGCAAGGCACATCGCATGTTGGTAAAGATTTTATGCTTTCAACAGTCGATATCGTTCAAGACCCTAGTGCTCCAGAGGCGTTTGTCAATGGAATCATGGAAGGTGTTGAGTGGGTATGGAATAATGGTGTACTTTGTCCACAAGAAATTGAAGAAATTGAGACTGAAATAAAAGAAGCTCGAGGTATTGGTTCATCTGATATTGAGATTAAAGCTTTTAAGAATTTCCTCTCTAAACTTGTAAATTCTTAAAATAGGAGAATACAAATGTCAATAGACGAAAATAAACTAGAAAATGAACTAGTGTCTGAAGACATTCAACAAGATGCTGAAGAGCTTGAGAACGAGCTCGTTGAAGACCAACAAGTTGAAGACGAAGAAGTTCTTGAAGCTAAAGTAAAGGAAGAAGAAGACGAAGATGACGAGGAAGAAGTCGAAGAGTCAGCCGATGAGGAAGACGATGAAGACGAAGAACCTGAAGTCAAAGAGATTTCTATTCCCAAAACTAAAGCTGGAGTAATTCAAGCAGCTGTTGACATGTTGAAGGCCGCTAGAAAAGAAGATGCGCAGAAGATTTTTGCTAAAATGGCGAAAGTTGACGAAATGGAAGATAACGAAAAGAAATCTATCGATGACGTTGACAAAGCAATTAAATCAGCTCCACAGAAGAAAAACGAACTTAAGGCGAAAGCTAAAGTTGAGTCCGTTGACTTTGAGGAAGATTTAGATGCAGTAATCGCTGAAGAAGCAACTCTATCTGATGGGTTCCGTGGCAAAGCTGGAGCAATTTTTGAAGCTGTACTTACTAGTAAGTTGGCTCATGAAGTTGAAAGGCTTGAAACTGAGTATGCGCAGAATCTTGAAGAAGAAGTTTCAGACGTTAAAAACGAATTAGTTGAGAAAGTTGATTCTTACTTAAACTATGTTGTTTCTAACTGGATGGAAACGAATGAAGTTGCAGTAACAGAAGGTCTTAGGACTGAAATTGCTGAAGACTTTATGACTTCTTTACAATCAGTGTTCAAAGAACATTATATCGATGTACCTGAAGGTAAGGTGGACTTGGTAGACGAACTCGCCGGTCAAGTTGCTGAACTAGAAGAAACATTAAACAAAACCACAGATGATAATATCAAACTACATGAATCAGTTCAAACTTTGGAAAGAGCTGAGGTAGTAAGAGAACAATCATCAGGGCTTGCCGATACAGAGGCTGAGAAACTAGGTACTTTGGTTGAAGATATCGAATTCGATGATAAAGAAACTTTTGAAATGAAAGTTAAAGTTGTCAAAGAATCATACTTTACTAAAGCAATTAGTGAATCAACTGATGAAGTATCGAACGTAGCTGGTACTGACGAGGCTCCGGTCGATGTTAGTGACACTATGTCAAGATACACACAAGCAATCTCAAAATTTAACAAGTAATCTAATAGGGGAAAACAAAAATGTTTAACGCAGATTCAAACTTAATGGAAAAGTGGGCTCCAGTACTAGAACACGACGACGTGCCTAGTATTGCTGACAAGCACAAGAAAGCTACTACAGCTAGATTGTTGGAGAACCAAGAAGCAGCACTCAAAGAGCAAGCTGCACACAGTCAAGGCAACTTCTTAGGTGAAGCGGCTGCTGCTAATAATCAGGCAGGTAGTGATATCGCTACTTTTGATCCAGTTCTTATCTCTTTGGTAAGACGTGCAATGCCTAACCTCATCGCTTATGATATCGCTGGTGTTCAGCCAATGACTGGACCTACTGGTCTTATCTTTGCAATGAAATCTAAGTATAGTACTCAAGGTGGTACAGAAGCACTTCATAACGAAGCTGATTCTGGATTCTCTGGTACTGGTACTCAACAAGCTGGACCTACTGGTCTTGAAGGTGTTGCTGACGCTGATACTGATGGTGACATCGGTGATGAAGCAGACATCGTTAATACTTTCGGTTCTGCAATGTCTACAGACGCTGCTGAAAGATTGGGTGTTGGCGAAACTGGTGACGGTGCTTTCGGTGAGATGGCTTTCTCAATCGAAAAAGCAACTGTTACTGCTAAGTCAAGAGCTCTGAAAGCTGAGTACACAATGGAACTCGCTCAAGACCTTAAAGCTGTACACGGACTAGACGCTGAAGCTGAACTGGCTAATATTCTTTCTTCTGAAATCCTAGCGGAAATCAATAGAGAGTTGATTAGAACAGTTTATCAGAAAGCTAATCTTGGTGCACAGACTTCTAACGTTGCTACTAAAGGTGTCTTCGATGTTGATACTGATAGCGATGGCAGATGGATGGCTGAGAAGTTCAAAGGTCTTATCATGCAAATCGAAAGAGAGTCTAACAAGATTGCTCTAGACACAAGAAGAGGCAAAGGTAACTTTGTATTGGTTTCTTCAGACGTAGCTTCTGCTCTTGCAGCTGCTGGTATGATGGACTACTCTCCTGCATTGTCTACTGGCTTGAATGTTGACGATACTGGTAATACTTTTGCTGGTGTTCTTAACGGAAGAATGAAAGTATATGTTGATCCATATGCTACTGCTAACTTCGTATGTGTTGGTTACAGAGGAACTAACCCATATGACGCAGGTCTTTTCTACTGCCCATACGTACCATTAACTATGGTCAAAGCAGTTGGTGAGAATGACTTCCAACCTAGAATCGGATTCAAAACAAGATATGGAATGCAACAGAACCCATTCGTGGGAACTGCTGATGGAGCTGGTACTAACCGTTCTAACCCATACTTCAGAATCTTTAGAGTTGACGACCTTATGGTTTCTGCATAAGAATCGACTTCTTGATTCAACTAAAGGGGGACTTCGGTTCCCCTTTTTTTATGTTATAAATAATACTATGGAAGATAATACTCAAGACGGCCGATGGAATTGGTGGGGTTTATTGGAAGAAGAAGACGAGGAAAAAGATGGCGACACTGACAACAAATAAAAACTTTTTAAGTCCTGTAGGGTTTCAATTTCAAGTTGATGCCAAACAGTTTCCCAATTTAGAATATTTTTGTACTGCAGTAACACTGCCGGGTATAACACTGCCCGAATCTAATGTACCATATAGAGGTGTTAATATTGCCATGACTGGTGATCGGTTAACTTTTGATGAATTAGCTGTACGGTTTAATGTAACCGAAGATATGGATAACTATGTTGAGCTATATAATTGGATGCATAGCATCATTAATTCTGCAGATGCTGAGTCATATAAATTTGATGCCACACTATCGGTACTATCATCACATAACAATGTAACTAAAGAAATTACCTTTAGAGATTGTTTCCCTACAAGTTTATCCGCAGTAGAATTTTCAACACAACAAACAGACATTGAATATTTACAAGCAGACGCATCATTTAAATATACATATTACGATATTAAATAAAATGGTTTACTTTTGTCTGGTTTTGTAGTATAATAGTACTTAAAACAGCACTATTTTAAACCATGGGTATATTATGAATAACTTAGAAAAAATTTTAGAAATGTGGAAGAAAGATTCACTCATAGATGAAATGAGATTGGATGAATCTTCTCGTGACTCTGCCAAACTTCACTCCAAATACTTAGAACTATACAGTGTCAATAAGATGAAACTGAAGAAACTAGAACTAGACTTCAAAGTAATACTTAGAGACAAATTCATGCACTATAACGGCAAATTATCCAAAGAAGAAATGGACTCCAAAGGTTGGGACTATGATCCACTTAATGGGTTAACTGTCTTAAAAGGTGATATGGATAAGTGGTATGATGCTGACCCTATCATTCAAGGCCATCAAGCAAAGATGGAGTATCAAAAAGAAATGTGTGATACTCTTAAAGAGATAATGGAAAATATTAAGTGGCGCCATCAGAATATCAAGAATATGATTGAATGGAGAAAATT